TGTCCGTAATTTTTTGATTTTTAAGAAACACCTTCCCCCCATGGTATCTTGCAGAAATTTTTTAATTTTCTAAATATTTCTCTACAAGCTCATCTATCTTCTGAGCACGATAACTCAAAGCCTCTTTGGTTTCTTGTGGAATACGTGGGTCAAACTGCATACCACGCATGAAATTAGCAACTGATTCAAGTTGCTCTAATAGTTCTTCATTATTCATTGTCTACTTTCCTTTATGGTTTTCTCTTTATGACAAGGTACACACAAGCTCTGTAGGTTTGATTCATCATCATTGCCACCTTGAGCAATATTAACGATGTGATCTAACTCAAGCTCCATAGTAACTACACCACAGCATTGGCATGTGTACTTATCTCTTAGGTGTATCTTTGCTTTGAGTCTGCGCCATGGGCGACCACCACGACCCGAACCCCAACTATTCTGCCTTGGTGTTCTCTGCGCCTGTAGTCTCGGCTTGAGTGTCTGAAGTCTTGCCATGGGTTATCCTGATCTCACATGATGCTGTATAGCTAACTCCACTTGAACAGTGGTTGCTGCTTAGCCACGTTCTATGAGTGAAGTCCTCTTTAATATCTGTCTGTTTCAACACCCAATCAAGAATAGCTTGCTTTAACTCAGCATCAGTAAGGTTCGCATTGATTTGTGTTTCGTGTACTTCCTTCTTATAAATTCCCATCTTTATCCACCTCACTTAATCCAATGTTCTCGACCTTGGTCTTTCCTCTTCCTGTTCGCTTATCTGTAACAGGAGTTCGTTGTTCTGTTCTAGTGCTGCCAGAATTATCTGATCCTTGTTCGCTATCTGCTGAATCAGTGTTGTGTTCTGCTCCACTATCTTCTGCATCAGCGCCAGTAATTCGCTTGATAGCTGCTGCTGTTCGTTCTTTTGCTCGTTCATATTGCTGTTTAATCCATTCACGCCTTTCTTCACATGATTTACATGTCATACCCTACTCTCCATCACCCACATCAAATCTTCAGGCGTTTCCAACCAACACCCCTGCTTATTACAAAACGCATGAATGTCATTTAGATACTCAGTAAATTGCTGAACACTTGCATCAGTCGTGCTTATCAGTTCATTTAGTCCTGCTGCCACTTGGTTATATAACGGATGCTTCTGATCTTTTAATGCTTTCACTGCATTGAATGTATTTCGATATTCTTTGACATCATCTCGAAAATATATTGTTGCTAAGAATTTACGCTTAAAGAATAAATGCTCATTATCTTTATCTGTACCTTGATGCTTGGCCCACTGTGTAAGCCATTTCCAATAAAGTTTGTTTTGTGCCTTTGATCTGTCTTTCGTATCTTCTTGGATATGTACAACAAGCGGCTTACCTTCACCTGCTGCCTTCCCATGATTCAAATTGAGATAATTGGCAACTCTGGCAATGTCGTAGTGGTTCTGGATTTTGTAGACAACTGGTTCCATACCCACCTCAATAAAAAACCACCCGAAGGTGGCTTAATCATATTCCTGTTGTTCTTTAATTCGATCTTCCAGTATCTCAGGAACTATCTTAATCGGAATCAACTCAATTCGGCCTAGACTTTGTGGACAATCTATATACTTATCCAAAAGATCACACATCAATTTCTTGGCTTGATCCAATTCATCATGTCTAAAAAACCTATCACCAAAAAGGTTTTTGGCATCTAACCGCCAAGCTCTTACTTTTTCTGCTTCTTGCTTACGCTCAATCGCAACTGCACACTCGCTTTCCAGATGAGTTAACAAGTCATAAGGTAAATGTCTAAGGTCTAGATTATCTAAATCAATATAGCGATTTTTATCTAATTCTTGCATATCAAATAACCCTCTTTTTTAGAGTTAAATTATACCATAACCACATGATTTAATTATAAAAAATGATCAGAATTTGTATCTATTTTTATCATCCTTTCCACCCTCACCAACCATCCATCAAACAAAGCCTCTGACTCTTCTCTATTGCCTAATTTGAACTGGTCAAATGCAGAATGACAGGGATAACATAACGGTACTGTGTAGCAATCATCCGCCTTGCGGCCACGAGACTTACCATGCTTTGAGCTATTTGAATGCGCAGCTTGACTCGGACTACTACCACACCTAACGCAAGGCAACTTTCTAATCGCTGCCAGTCGCTTACTGTCGCGCATCTAGCACTACTCTTAAATTTTTAATACGCTCTCTAAATTGCACAATCTTACGATCTACTAAAATCATTTCATCTCTATTGAGCAATTGACGAGATAAGCTTTGATACTTGTTCAATTCAGTAGAATACATTTCGATATTTTTTCTTATTTCTTTTGTGTCCATGTATCACCCCAATCCAATACCTTCACCTAATCCTATTCCATCCATAAAACCACCTGTCTTCAACTTAGATGAAGTGACCGCTAGCTACAGATGGGATTGCCCGTCCGAAGTCACTTCTCTAAATTAAAACAACCCAACCATCCAATTAGGAATGGTCGGGTTGAGTAGTACCGAGTAGTTTAAGGCTGACTGAGTGTGTTAAGGGGTCGCCAATCCGCACCGTGAATACGCACGTCTTTAGGTGGTCAATCCAAGGGTAGTGTTTAAACATCAACTCCGCACCCTTCTAATCACTTTATTGACCAAACAAAGCGCTTATCAATTTTTGTTTGAGACCCTGATAAGTAGCTCTCGTTTTTTTGCTTGTGCTCGACCACATACAAGCGAATGTGTGATTAAGGATAATGAATCCCTGTCTAACCCTTTACGCCCCTATGATGTGCTAGGTAATAAGCCTAATGCCAAGGGTTGAGGCAACTATTGTCTTTCCATAGACAACAAAAAAAGCCCATCGGTTAGATGAGCTTTTGATAGCTAGTGAACTACAGATACTTCGCACACTATAACATAAATATGCCATATCGCGTTTAAACAGTCAATCCTCAAATTCATAAACAATTAATGCTGAATATTTTGGGTGTTGTTCAGTTGGGTGGCTGTGACTAACGGAAATTAACTTAAAGTGCTTCAAATCATTCCCAAGTAGATTGAACCAATTGTTTAGTATGCTTGTTAGTTCTTCCATTGTAGTTGCATATACAGCTTCTGCTTTTCTCATGTTCACACCATTTTTAAAAAATTGTATTTCCCTGCCAAAAAGAATCTAGCACAACCAACGAGTATATTCACCTGAGCCTTTGATTGATTCGTTATCCCTGCAACAGCACTTAAACTACGATTCTCTACCTTGTGCTTTACTAGACACATGACTGCGTACTTAGCTTGATAATCAACCGAATTGGACTTAAAGATACTTCGCAACAAGCTTTGAACCTGATCCGCTTCGTAATCCGCAATTTCACATCGGATGTATGATTTGCCTTTTGGCATTTCTTTTCCTGCTTCACGCATCAGCCAATAGATTTGATTGATATGCAGTCCGTCTGGCAACTCACCTCCTCTCATCCGCGCAGTTTCACACCATGCGCCGAATTGCTCCAACCATCCATCTATTGTGTATTTTGTCCAATTCATTGTTGGTGTTACTACTGCATTCATGCCTTTCCCCTTATGCTGCTTCAAGCATCAAATACTTCTTAATTTCGTTAATCGCCTCATCTGCACCGAAGCAGACTTTGCACAGATAACCCTGCGCCTCTAATCGCTGAATCATGATTTGCTGGCTTGGCTGCAACTTGCCTTTTTGTGCTTTCAATTCAATCCATAACCCATGAGCTTGACCATTAGGAACAATGAGCTGTAAATCTGGTACACCTGCCTTTACTCCCATCTTTTTAAGCTTTGTCGCTTCAATGATATTTCTTGAGCCACCATTGGGAATATGAAATAAATAATCACTCAACCGTCCGTCTTTGAACTTCACTCGATGCGCCCATGACATGACTGTGATTTGCTCTTGATCTTCGGTCGGCACACGATTGAACTTCTTAGAACGTGCAATCTTTTTTGATTGAATCCGTTGAGCATCTTTGAATGTGGTCATACTTCACC